ATGGATATATCCCTGAAGCAGAATGTGATAAAGCTATTGAATATTTTGAAAAACAAAATACCCTAAACAAAGCTTACGATAGACTTCAATCTGAAAATGCTAATTTAAATTTTAAAAATGATAAAGCTATTACTTTAAATGAACATGTAGATATTTGGTTTGAAGAATTTAAACCATTATTGGTTAATTTTGATATGGCATTAAGACATTATCAAGATGCAACAGGTGTATTAACTGCTTATGGTATAGAGGGTTTTAAATATACACATTTAAAAATTCAAAAGACACTGCCTACTCAAGGATATCATGTTTGGCATTTAGAACATGGCATTGGAAGAGAAAATTCACAAAGAGCTTTAGTATTTACTGTTTATTTAAACGATGTAGAAGAAGGGGGAGAGACTGAATTTCTTCATCAATCTATTCGTGCAAAACCAATTAAGGGAAGAATAGTTATATTCCCAGCTGCATTTCCATATGTACACAGAGGAAACCCTCCATTAAAGGGGGAAAAATATATTATGACTTCTTGGCTAATGTTACCTAATAATTAAATTTTTTTAATACTGGCTCTTATTTTAGTTGCAGATATTTCTTGTATTTGTTTTGGTAGAATAATTTCTTCAATCTTATATCCTACCCCTCTGCCATAGCAAATATTGGTTATATTAGGAACTTTTATAATATCAAACTTATCTTTAAAATTTACCAAAGCTTGTTCTATTTTTTTTTTCACAGTTTCAAAATCAAAAGGATTATTATCATCTCTTGGAGTATCCCGTACCATAATAATAACTTGACCTGTTTTTTCTAAAGTTCTTTCAAATAACATTTGATGACCTTGGTGCCAAGGTTGCCATCTACCTAGCATCATTGCGGTTGGTTTATTGTAATCTATCATAAATCCTTTGTTAAGAATCCAAATACCCACATAGTTCTAGGTATTTTGCCAATCACAGGAGAACAACTATGAGAAACATCAGAAACCAAGTAACACCACATATCTCCTTTTTTTATGTTCAAAACTTCATTTTCAATAATAGGAAGACCACCTTCTGAATCAGACAGCACCACATTACAATGAAGTGTTTTTAATCCGTCTTCCCACACAGGGTCTTTGTGTGTATAAAGTGTATCTCCTACATACGCATAACTTGCTATCATGCCTTCGTAAAAGGGTGGGTGTTTTACTTCAGGTAATTGTAACAGGTTAATTAGTCTTTCTTTAATAGAAAAAACATCTTTTGGAAAAGGAACATTTTCAGAGTATCTAGTGGTTACTCTTTTTCCGTTCATATTGGCATCTTTAAAAAAGTCTTTGTTTTTATTATCTACGATCCATTTATTTAAAAGGGTACATTCTACTTCGGACAAAAAATTTTTTATTAATTTATAGGTTTTCACGAATTTTCTTAATAATATGGTCATAATTAAAATTGGTTATTTCATAATCTACTTTCTCTGGTTGTTCAAATATTTTATTAGTGTCCTCAAATCTACCCGATTCAATAGTATTCATCCAGACGGTTATGTCGTAATCTTTTCTATATAGATTATAGGGACAAATAAAATCTACTATGCAAGTTTTATTTGCAATCGTACATAAATCAATCATTCTGGTAACTTGTCGTATTCTTCCTGTTTGAGAAAAATCCCAATCCTTAAACATACCTCTTATCTCATCTGCGTTAAAATGAGGTATATCTGTTTCTACAGTTAGTTGTTTTGCAAAAGTAGTTTTCCCCGAACCTGGTAATCCAAATACTAATATTTTCATACTTTATAAAAGTGATCGTAAAACCATTTAAAATTTGTTTCTATATACATAATAGTTTCTTTATTTAATAGATTTTTTTTATTTAATTGTTCTATTTTTTTAAAATTTCTAACATTTCCATATGGAATATGAGAAAGTGGGGTATCATAAGATACTTCTATGTTATTTAAATCATGTTGAGAGTACTTCATGTTTAAAAATTTATATATATTTCTTAATTCTTTTTCTGGATTTAATATAAGATTTTCATATTTAGTAAAGTAAAAATTATCTTTATTTTTTTCCTCTATAATTCTATGTATTCCAGTTAATGGAATTTTCATAAAATCTAAATCAAAAAATTTTATTACTCTCTGCAACTGTTTATTGTTAGGTTGATATTGATAAAAATTATTTGTAAAATTTGTATTATAGTCTATTTTATTGAGGTAAATATATTCTAAAGAGTTAATAATAGATTTTAAATCTTTAATAAAAACTATCATCTTTCCATTAAAGATGTTTTCTAAATCTTCTAAATTTCCTAGCCAGTTTCTATTATCATCTATATAAACGGAGGCTTTTTTATTCAACACTTTAGACCACCCAGCCAATCCTTCTTTTAAAAAACTTTTAATACATTCTTCAAAAGAATCTATATTTCTATTTCTTGCTGCTTCTTGATTAAAAAAGGTTGATTTCATAGTGCTTAAAGAATCTATAATAGGCGAATATGGGTATATGGATATTTTCTCATTTTGAGATAAAACATTTTTAATCATGTTTGATCCGCTTTTGGGTAGTCCTCCGCTAAAAAATATTTTCATGACTCCCTGGTATCATCTTTATTCATTTATTTCTACGTTGTACTTTATCTAAATATAGGTGTAAAGGGATAAAGGGAAGCTAGATTGTACTTATTCCCTCTATAATATATAATGCTTTTATGTCTTTAAATTTAATAAACATAAGACCAGGCTTTAATAAACAAATAACCGATACTGCTGCTGAAGGGCAGTACATAGATGGTGATTTTGTACGTTTTCGTTATGGGTTGCCTGAAAAGATAGGTGGTTGGGAAAAGATTACTTCCAAGACTGTTGTCGGCGGAATACGAGCACAGCATCAATGGACAGATTTAAACGGACGTAAGTATGTGGCTTTGGGGTCACAAAGAGGTTTATTTATTTATTACGAAGGTGCTTTCTATGATATTACTCCTTTAGAAACTGCTCAAACTGGAGGTACCTTTACTACTACTAGCGGTTCTCCACTTGTGACTTGTAATCTAACAGGACACAACATGATTGCAGGAGATTTATTTACCTTTACCTCAGTGACTCCTCCTACGGGAGCAGGGTACACTGCTGGAGGGTTTCAAGATACTACCTTTGAAGTAACTAGTGCTACTATCAATACTTTTAAAGTAACGATGCCTACTAATGCGGGGGCAACTGTCACTGCAAACGGAGCCTTCACTTTAAATAGATATATAGTAATAGGACCTATCGGTCAGACGTACGGATACGGATTTGGAACAGGTGCGTGGGCAGGAGCAACAGGAGTCACTGCTAATTTAGATGGTGCTCTACTTGCCGATACCTTTGGTACAGGAGGAAGCGGAACTACTATTGATGTAGATAGCACTGCTGGTTTTACTGCTGCTGGAGTAATTAAAGTAGATGACGAATTAATTTCATACACTGGAATTACGGCCACTTCTTTAACTGGAATTACAAGAGCGGTAAACGGAACCTCTACGGCTATACATGCGGATCTCTCTGGAATTGAAATATATACTGCATGGGGAGCGGCTTCTTTATCTTCTTCTGTTACACTGGATCCTGCTGACTGGAGCCTAGATAATTTTGGTCAAATATTAACTGCCACTATTTTAAATGGAAGAACTTTTGTTTGGCAACCTTTAAACTATAATCTAAATGCTTTAGAAACGAGAGCGACTATTATGTCGGGGGCACCCACTAAAACAAATACTTCTATAGTATCCGATCAAGATAGACATTTTATACATTTGGGAACAGAGTCAATTATTGGAGACAATAGCTCTTTTGATTCGATGTTTATTAGATTTTCAAATCAAGAGAACTACAATGAATACCAACCAACCTCGGTTAATACTGCAGGTACTTTTAGAATAGATGACGGAACTTCTATTGTGGGGGCGGTAAAAGGAAAGGATTATATTTTGGTAATAACAGACACAGCAGCTTACACTGTACAGTATGTAGGAGCCCCCTTTACTTTCAGTATAAGAAAAGTTGGTTCTAACTGCGGTCTTATAGGTCCTAAAGCAACGGCTTTCGTAGATGGCGTGGTCTACTGGATGGATGATGCAGGTGGTTTTAATGCCTTCAACGGGACAGTGCAAAAGATACCTTGCCCTGTAGAAGACTATGTATTTTCTACTACTAATCCAGGAGATCTGGGACTAAACTTCAATGCGGGCAGATTGGTTTATGCAGGGGTAAATACTTTGTTTAATGAAATTAATTGGTTTTATCCTACGGCTTCTTCTAGTGAAATAAATAGATGTGTTACTTATAATTATGAAGATAAAGTATGGTACACAAGTTCGTTGGCAAGAACTTCTTATTATGACGCTCACTTGTTTGATAATCCATATGCCACTTCTTTTAATATCTCAGGGGTTCCTAGCTTCCCTACTATTCAAGGAGTAACTAGTTTTAGTGGTAACTCTACTTTTTGGTCTCAGGAGACAGGAGTTGACCAATTAGCTGATGGAATCACAACCACTATTACTTCTTTCATCGAATCAGGTGACTTCCAATTACATATAGACGGGGATGGAGAAACCTTTACCAAGATACGAAGATTTATACCAGATTTCCAAAGATTAACTGGAACAGCGACTGTCACTATTTTATTGAAGGACTATCCTTCTGATACAGCAGTCTCCTCAGCGTTAGGGCCGTTCTTGGTGACTTCGTCCACTCAGAAAATAGACACTAGAGCCAGAGGAAGATCTGCGGCTTTAAAAATTCAAACTACGGCTATAGGGGAAACTTGGAGATACGGAACTTTTAGAGCAGACATACAACCAGACGGAAAAAGATAATGGCTAAAATAACTTCCTACATACCTGATCCAAGTCCTATCTATGAGTTTAATAATCAACAACAGGTATTACAGGCTATGGATACGTTAAAGACTCAGTTAAATACTTCCTATCAAGAAGATTTAAAACAAGAAGTAGAACGATTTATGTGGTTTATGACACAGGATGATTAAAAATTATGGCTAATAAATATATAGGGGTAAACTTTGATCTAGCTACTACGGATGTGACAGATGTTTATACTTGTCCTTCTAATTCTAGAGCCATTGTTAAAAAAACTCATTGTGCTAATCGAGCTGCAACAGGAGTAATTAAAGTTTTTATATATGATAGTTCTGCTGCTACTCAATATTTAATTGCACAAGATTCTATAATTACTAGCACATCAGCTGGAATTGCAGATGGTACTTACATTTTAGAAGAAAATGATGTATTAAGACTACAAGCAGCAGCCGCGGATCAGATGAGTGGTACTATTGCAATATTAGAAATATCAAGAGAAGATCAGAATGGCTAAGAAATCAAAGTTAGCAACAGCTCATATTTTACAAAATAAAAGAAAACGTCCTGGAAGGCATTCCAAAACACACGCTGGTAAAAAGAAGTCTGGACGTGGGCAGGGATTTCCTATATAAGAATATTTATATGACTGATGATTTAAAAATAGAAGACCAATAT